CCAGCACTATCTTTTGAACCTAAAGCAGAAAATATATTTTGAATACCTTTAAAAAAGTCATTTATAACATCTAAACTATCATTTGCTGTTTGTGTTGTATTTATAATTTGTTCTTCATTTATTTGTTTTATTCTTTCATTATAAGCATCAGTGATAGCAGCCTTTTGTTCTTCGTTATCTTTATGTAATTCTAATAATTTATTATATTTTTCAGTTTCATCAAGTATTCTTTTTTCATTTAAAGTTGCATAAGTATCTATTAAATATTCATTAAAAGATTTTTCTTTTTGATGTGCTTCTTTTCTTATTTTTTCTAATTCAGATTGTTTTAATGATTCTAATTCTAATTCAATAAGATTTTTTCTTTTAACATATTCTTCCCAACTTGTAGAAGTTTTAAGAAGGTTAGCAAGTTCATTATCAAGCGCCCATTTTTTATATTCATATTCAGATAAAGTTAATTTTTTTATTTTATCTGTTAATCTTGATAATATTTTAAATTTTTTATCAGCAAATTCTTCTATTTTTCCAGTATCAACTTCACCAGGATCAGCAATTGTTTTGTTGTCTTGACTATCAAAAAACCCTTTATTTATTTCACCTTGACCCCCATATTTTTGTTGGAATAAAGAACCATTACCTGTTTTTGCTTCTAAAACTTTTTTATCACTTTTTGTTTTTTGTTGTTCTACTAATCTTTTAATTATTGCATCTGTTTTTATTTTTTCAGCATCAACATATATTTTACCATTTTTTATTATTTCGTTTCTTTCTTCTTTAAGTTGTTTTAATGTTTCTTGATGTGTTTTTTCTCTATTTCTAGCAATATCAACAATGTTTTTTTGCATTTTTTTACTATTAAAATCTATAACCTTATTATCTAATTCTGCTTGAACGGAGTCATAGTCATTTCCAGGCATAGCAGCCTTAGCCCAGTTAGTAGCCTTTTTAGCAGAAGCTACGATTTTATCAATACCTGCAACAAGACCAACAAACATATTTCCAAAAGAACTTGAAACAGCCTGTGATAATAATTCAAAACCAACTTGAACATCAATCCAGAAAATTTTAAATCCATTAGATGCTTGAACTAAATAAGGGTTAAGTTGTGTTAAAACCATTTGAATAGCAGTTAAATAACTTGTTATAGCATTAAGACCAGTAGTAATAGCACCAAACCCAGAAAAAGCAGAGAAAAACTCAATAGCCCTTTCTTTTATTTCAGTCCAAGCGTTCCCCATTCTATGTAATTTAGCAGTTAAAGAATTAACTGCTTTAATTGATTTAGAACCATAAGCGTTTTGAACTTCATTTGCAAGTTTTGGTAATAAATCTTCTGCAAGAACTTTACCTTGGTCTAACATTTTATTTAGTTCAGATTGTGTTACTCCCATAGCATCAGCAGCCATTTTAAAAGCACCAGGAAGATTTTCCCCAAGTTGTCCTCTTAATTCTTCAGCTTGAACATTACCTTTAGAAATCATTTGTTCCAAAGCTCTAAAAACCCTCTGTGTTCCATCAGCACTTAATTTTAATGCAGCAGAAGCATTGGTGAATTTAATAAAAATATCATTAGTTTCTGATAAACTTAAATTTCCACCTTTTGTAGCAGCAGTGAATTTAGTATAACCATCTAACATAGACTCAAAAGAAACACCAACTTTATTTGCTGTATTTCTTAACATTTCCCAAGTTTCTCTACTTTCTTCTGCACTTTCTGTAATAACATTCATTCTTGTTTTAAGAGAATCAACTTTTGTTAATGCAGATAAATAAGACTTAACAATATAAACAGTAGCACCAATTTTTCCTGCAAGACTTAACCAAGAACCAGCATGATTTTGAACCCCTTTTGAAGCCTTATAACTACCACTTTCAATAGTATTATTTGCTGCTTTTCCTGCTGTTCCTGCTTTACCAGCAGAATTAGAAACATTATTTAAACCTTTTTCAATTTTTTTAATACCAGCGACTGCTTGTTTTACATCAGCCCTAAAAGTTATTTTTTCATTATTATTAGCCATTATTCATCCTCATCTTCTTTTTCTTTTTGTTCCATAGTTCCAAAAATATCTGGATTTAAAGTGTCTGCGATTACTTTTGCTAGTTCATAAGGGAATTTTTGAATTGTTCTTATGTCATTTGGATTTGTATGTGAAAAGATTTTTTTACCATCTTCATTTAATGCTTTTTCAATTATAAGATGGACATCGTAAAGGTCTTTATTTCTTTCATGTTTGACAGTTTTTTTACCATCTTCATCAATAGTTGTTAAAGGTTGAATACAAAATTGTTCTATTCTTGTTTTTTCTAATAAACTTAAATACTTATAATACCAAGTAAAGTCTTTTCCCATAAAGTTAAATTCTAATTTTTGTAAATTGTCTAATGATTTAACAAGTTCTGCAAGTAAAAGTGAATCACCCATTTAAAAACCTTTTTTTGTTTATTATATCAAAAAAAATAAATAAAAAAATAATATGGATGAGGAGATATTAATTAAAGGTGGAAAAAAACCACCCTTAATATTTATTTAATCTTTTAATAGATTAGCCTATAACTACTTCACCAAAAGTTTCATAATTAAAAGTTGTTTCTATAATTCCAGCAACATCAGCAGAAAAATCCATAGAAGTAATAAGAGCTTCAAATGAATAAGTATCTAATGCACTTAATCCATCTCCATAACCTAATTCAACTTGAACAACCTCACCTGCTACCATTTTACTTATAATTTCACTTTCTGACTCACCATCTGCATCAAAAATACAAACAATCGAACCTGAACCACCTTTTGAAGTAGTCATTGATTTTTTCCAACCACCACTTGCGAAACAACTTGCATCAACAGTATCCATAGATAAAGATAAAGACCAATTTCGAGCATTCCCCATTGTAAAAGGAGTTGTTCCTATTTTAACAGTTCCAGAAGAACCTTTGATTGCATTACACGACATATATAATCCTTTATATTATTATATTAAGAGAAATGATAAATTCATTCTCTTCATTTTGTATATTCGCTTCAACTTGTGAAGCACCAATATTTTTTAAACCTGACATAAGTGTTTTAACTATATCATTATTAAAAAAGTTTTTATCAACCAAAAGGATAAAAGTATAAGACTCACCAAAACAAAAATTATTAAAAACAGATAATTCTTCATTTATATAAATATTTCTTTCTTCTTCTTTATATTCTTTATTTCTTAAAGTTTCTGATTTACTTAATTTAAAACCATTTTCTTTAAAAACACCTAATATATCGTTATAATCCATCTTACTTACCTAAAACAATTTGACTTATTTTCATATCATTTTCACCAATATCTAAAATACCATTTTCATTTATATCATAATCAGCAATAAGTCTTGACAATTCAAGCTCATATTGTTCTTTGAAATCTAAATAAGAAGCATGGTATATATCATCTTCATTTGTATCTTTTCTATAATTAAAACAAATATTCATTAAAGTTCTTAATAAATGTAATTCTTTTAATTCTTCCAAATCTAAAAAATTATTAATATCAGCACCTTTATTTTTTAAGTCTTTAATTAATAAAGTTTCTGCTCTTTCAACACCAGGTAGGAAAGACCTTAAAACAAGACCTACAACGCTTGTATTATCAAGAACAACATCAACATCATTAAACTCAAAGTTTCCAACATCATTAGAAAAATAATTATTTACAATTCTATCTAAACCAGAATTATCTCCACTTAAAAAAACAATATAAGCACCTTCAACTTCTTCTTCATCTAATCCTTTAAGTTTTTTTACTTCACAACTATTAATAGTTCCAGTGGAGCATTTACTTATAAAATCAGCAAGAACAGGATAACCTAAAATTACCTCTGCATTAGTTAAAGTTAAAAGTGCCATATATTACCCTTGTCCGTCAATAACTTTTTGTTTATCTTCAGCAAGTTTTATTCTTACTTCTTTTCTTCTTTTATCTTCATTTAAAAAATATATTTCTAATTCTGGAGATACTTCAAAAGGTTTTCCAATATTAAATTCATATTTAACACCTGATATTTGAATAGAACCAGTAAAACTCATAACAACTTCTACTAATTCATTTTCAACAACTTCTTCTAATTCATTTTCAACAACTTCTACTTCTTCGTTTTTTTTCTTTGGTCTTCCCATAATTTTTCCTTTTTTTATTTTTTATTTTACTTATTTATTAAGCACCAGTTATACAGTAAATAGCATTTGAATCTATAATACCATATTCATAAACACCATACCAACCATAGTGTCTTGTTCGTCCAAGTTTGTCTCCACCATCAACGATAGTAGTATCTGGAGCAACAGATTGACCTTTACCAAATGAACCTTCACCGAAACAAATAACAGTTCCATCAGTAACACCTGGGTGTTCTATAATAGTGAAACCTTCTAATTGACCATAAACACCATTTGTTGCTGCTTCATAAGAAGTATATTTTGCAATAGCAATTATATCATCTGCAATATCTGCAACTTGATTTGGGTTCATTAAAGCAATGTATCTTCCACCAAAAGAAGCAATACCAGCATTTCTTAAGTTAGTTCTAATAGCTCTTAAATCTAAATTGTCTAATGTTCCTGGAGTTGCTGCTGGAACTGTATTAGTTGCAGACTCTAATGCACCAAGACCTAAAGTTTCTTTTGTCATAGTTTTATTTAAACCAACTAATTTTGCTGCTGCAAGGTCAGCTTTACCTGCTGTATGAATATTAGCAAGTTTAGTAGTAGTTACTGCATTACCATATTCTTTTGGAGTAATAGTTACTTTGTTATCTTCTAATAAAACTGAATCAACATCTGTTCCATCAGTTAAAGGAGTAGTATTAACACCTAATTTAGAATAAATTGTGAATTCAATTCCAACACCTGGAACTTCTCTACCATAATCAACAAATGCGTCAATTATGTCCATCTCTTGACCACTTACGATTACTGCTGCGTCAAATATTTCTACCTGTGAATCAGATAAAGTTGTGCTTTTTGTTATTGCCATTTTAAAATCCTTAAATTATTAATTTGTTTTTTTAGATAATTCTTCAAGTTCTCTTAAACTTAAACCTTTTAATTTCTCACTAAAAGAAACTTCTTGTTTATTATTAGAACTATCAGTTTTATAATATTTTGGCTCTTCTTTTTGTTGTTCTTGCTTAAATATAGAAGGTCGAGTTTCTCTTAAGTTTTTAGTAAATGTGTCAATGTCAAAGTCTTCACTTTTTTCATTTGACTCTACTAATAATTTAAAAACCTCTTGGTCTTCTACTTCAAAAACATTAATTTTTTCCTGAAGAGACGCCTCTTTACGTGATTGTAATAATTCATTTTGTAGTGTTTCAACATTACCTTTTAAACTATTAACAATTTCCATATCAACACCAGAATTGTTGTTTTCAGCACCTTTCTTAGCACCTTTTGCGAATGCTTGAGAAATAATTGAATCTAATTTTTCTTGTGTAATAACAACCTCATTTTTATTAACTGTTTGAGTATCAGTTCCACCAGTTTTTTTATCTGTTTCTGTTCCAGTTTGTTTATTTTCGTTTTCCATTTTTTTAATCCTTTTAAAGTAAAGTTCCTTATTATATCAAAAATAAAAAGAAAAAAAATTATTTATTATATATTGCTCCAGAACTTACTTATTTCAGCCCTACTAAATTCAAAGAAATTTCTAATTTCACTAACCCAGCCTGCTTTTTTTAATTGGTTTTTTCTTATAAAAAAGTTAAGTGTTATTGTTTTCCTACTTCTATTTATTATTGCTTTTGAATAAGTTATATTTTTAATTAATTTACCACTAAATTCAAACATATTATGTTTTCCCATTTTTTTCTTTTCTTTTTTTATAAGGTTTAGATAATTCTTTAAATCTTCC